CGCGCACAGTGCCACGTCGAATCACTCAGCGGTGTGGCGTGCGCACAGGTGCGGCAATTAACGTGCTTCGTGGTTTGCGTCTTATGGCAAAACTCATGCGCAGAGCAAAACTTGCATTCGAACCAATCCGCGCGCGTGCTCAACGGCTCCGGCATACGATCAGACAGCGTTATACGGTGCGCACGTTCAATCGCTTTATCCGCCACCTCTTTGTCATACTTCACCCGCTCCGTGTAAATCCGGTCATCGTCCTTGCACACCGCCAGGTAAAGCGCCCGATCAATCCGCGTGCCCTTCATGTAAACCTGCATCTGCACATAGTGAAGCGGCTTCGACTTCTGGACCCCGTTCTTTTCCACATCATCAAACGACTTCTTTGCGTGAGTTTTGAACTCCGCCACATGGCGAGACTTCGGCGCATCAGGCACGCCGCTTTCAATAATCCCGTCCAAGCTTCCCGAAACGTGACTACCAAAGTCAACCCGGCTCTGTTCGCCCGTCGTGCTCCGGATGTCAATCCCAATGGCCCGCAGGTCACTCACAATCGTGACCTCTTCCATGTGGCCCCGGCGAAACAGGCGCAAAATGCGGCCCTTGAATTTCTCCTGCACCGCCCAGCGAAAGGACAGCCACAGCTTACGGTCGCAGGGGTCACCCAGCATCGAAGCACCAAGGTGACCCCGTGGCAACTCCTTGCGGCCCTCGTGCACTTGGTCAATCAGGGCTTGAATCGTGTTTGTTTGTTCAGGTATGTTCATGGCGTTCTCAAAAAAAGGTGGGGGTACTCGCTGCACTGTTTGCATCACCGGGAACCCCCGACGCCAGCATTCGCTTTCCCCCCCAAAAACTAAATTACTTTTTTCCCCACGGTGGTGCCGCGCGTGTCGGTGCAGCAGCAGCAACACCAGCCGCCGAAGGCACCGGCATTGCGCCACCAGCCCCAGACATTGCTTTGAATTGCTTAATCTCGTTGCTGTCCCCGTATTCCTCGGAACGCTTCACCTCCAGCTTGATCGAGATATTGCCGCCAATCAACTGGTCTGTGTCCGTCACCTTCGCCAGCCCGATAGCTCGCATAATCTCACCCAGTTGCTGGCGTCCAATTTCTTCGGCCTTCACATTGGGGTTTTTAATGTTCAAATTGCCAAACACCACACGCCCCTGGAAGGACGGCCCGGTGATCGTGTACTTCACTGCAATGTATTGGCCCGTGCCGGCCTTGGTGTTTTTAATCTCAGCACCGGCAATGCTCGCCGTGTACCAACCAGCGGGCAACGGCTCAAAGTTGTTTGTCGAGACAGGCAGGTCAGCCACCGAGAATGATTGTTCTAAAAAAGCCATGATGATTACTCCGAAATATTGATTGAAAAAGAAGGGCGTCCAGGGGTCGCCGTGATTGCGTCCATCAAAGGACGCGTGATAGTTTCGTCAGCCGCCTTCCATGCCGAAGCATTAATTTCAGGCGTCCAACGGAACAACTTTGCCAAGTGCTCAGTCAGCCCAAATTCAGCGGCCAACTCCTGCACCTTGTCCGAATCCACCTTGCGACTGATACGGTTCACAATCTTGATTTTGTAAGCCCCCTCAGTCTCATTCTGTGTGCCTTCGGCTTGATTCGAGATTTTGTAAAGCGCCACCATTTCATCTTCAATGTCACGGCGAAGGCGAATCGACCGAGTTTCGACATCTTTGGCGTCGAGCCATTGGCGTGCTAGGCTCATGACCGTGCTCCAATCTTTGCAATGATGGCACCCAAATCCGGCGACTCCCACGGCGCCAGCTTGCCGCTACGATCTTTCGCCAGCCAAAGGCCATCAGAATCACACATCAAAGCCCGCTGGGTCACGCCCTCCGCGTCTTTCTCAACCCTCAAGGCCAACACCTCATCAAAGAAGTAAGGCAGCGCCTGGCCGGTCTTATTCCCCGGCATAGAAGGCGCGTAAAGAATGCGCCCAGCTTCGTCCTGAGACTTTTCACACTTCGCCGTCATGTAAACGTGCTTACCAGGCAGATCACGGAATGCCCGAATCAAATCGCTCATCTGTTCCTGCATCGCACCGTATGCCGCCCGTGGGTCTTTCGTCGCCTTCTTTTCAGCGTTCAGCACCACCTCGCCAATCTCAGAGATCGAATCCAGCGCAATGCTTTCAAAGTGCTTTGCCTCGTCGCTCTCAGTCAACCACTGGTAAGCCTCCATCAAAGAAGCCATGCTGGTGACCTCGATGTAAGGCAGGTCAGCGTCTTGAATGGACAACAGCCCACCCTCGGCAGACAATACCAACGGCGTCGGCAGCGTTTTAATCAGCGAGGTTTTACCCGCCCCAGCTTGCCCATATACAAGCAGCTTCACACCATTGGCAGACAAACCGCCCGTGTTTTTTAAATTAATTGCCATCTTCAATTCATCCTTTTTTATGCCCCCGTCTGGGTATCAGTTCGGGGCATGGCCTTATTCTAATATAGAATCCACACATCAAAACAATTTATTTTCACAAAAGGAACAAAAACCATGATGACCCTCTACGCAATCCGCCAAGCCCTAGAAGACCGAAGCCCCGGCAAAGTAGCAGAGGCCACCGGCCTTCACTACAACACCATCCGCGAGATCAGAGACAATGAAAACGCCAATCCCACCTACAAAGTAATGCTCGCCCTCAGCGCCTACTTAACCAGCCGCAACACCACCCATGGCGAATCTATCTAACATCCTCGGCGGCCCTTGGGCACCACCACCAGAAAAGCTAGTCTCAAGTCCGGAAACCCAACTCCGCGAAGCCATGGCCAACTCAGGCTTGGAACCGCCGGACGACATCCACATGGACGGCAAGATTCACCGCTTCAAGTCAGGCACAAAAGGCGCACCAGGCCACGGCGACAAACCCGGCTGGTATCTGATTTTTGGCGACGGCATCCCAGCAGGCCGCTTTGGTTGCTGGCGCTTAGGCATGGAGCAGACATTCAGGGCAGACGTCGGGCGCAAACTAACCGACTTTGAGGAAATGGCCCACGCCCGGAGAATCAACGAAGCCAAGGTATTGCGCGAAGCCGCCCAGGAACGCCAACACCAAGTCGCCAGCGAGACAGTAGAAAAGATTTGGCTAAGTGGCGTCGCAGCTCACCCAGACCACCCATATCTCAAACGCAAAGGAATCCAAACCCACGGCGTGCGCACCACCGGCGATGGCCGGCTCATGGTCCCACTCTACGACCAAGACGGCACCCTAAACACCCTCCAATACATCGATGAAGACGGCGGCAAGCTCTACCACCCCGGCGGCAAATCAGGCGGCAAGTTCTGGATGATCGGCACCATGGACGAACCAGGCACCCTCTACGTTGCCGAAGGCTTTGCCACAGCAGCAACAATCCACGAAACTACTAGCCGCCCCTGCATCGTGGCCTACAGCGCCAGCAGTCTGGTTCCCGTCACTGCCAGCCTGCGCGAAATGTACGGAGCAACTCAGGACATCGTTATAGTGGCAGACCATGACAAACACGGCGTCGGACAACGCTACGCAGACCAAGCAAGCGCCAAATACGGTGCCAGGGTAGTCATGCCACCAATAGAAGGCATGGACGCCAACGACTATGCACAGGCAGGAAACAACCTATCGGCCCTGCTTATCCAGCAAACCGGAAACGCAGTAATCGAAAAGCTCAAAGTTGTTTTCGGAGATCAACTTAGCAGCGAATACGAAGCCCCAGACGAACTAGTCGAAGGCCTAATGACCATTGGCAGCTCAATCGTGGTTTACGGCGACAGCAACTCAGGTAAAACTTTTTGGGCGCTCTCAGTAGCCACCGCCATTGCCACCGGTACAGACTGCTACGGCAAGAAGACCGACCCCGGCTTGGTTGTCTACCTAGCCAGCGAATCCCCCTCCAGCATCAGATCAAGGATGCAAGCCATCAAGAAATTCTATGGATGCAACCTAGAAAACCTCGCTATGGTTCCCGTTCCAATGAATTTTTACAACGGCGACCAAGACGCCCAGGACGTCATCGAGCTGGTGCGCACCATCGAGCAACTCAAAGGAAAGCAAGTGCGCCTAATCATCGGCGACACCCTAGCCAGGATGAGCGCAGGCGCAAACGAGAACAGCGGAGAGGACATGGGGCCAGTCATGGCCAGATTCGACCAAGTAGCCCAGGCCACCGGCGCTGCCCTCATGATCATTCACCACAACGGCAAAGACACCGCCAAAGGCGCTCGTGGCTGGTCAGGCATCCGCGCCCACATAGACACCGAGATCGAAGTCACCGAGAAAGACGGCATTCGCTCAGTCACCGTTACCAAACAGCGCGAACTCCCCAGCAAAGGAGACACCATTTATTTCAAGCTGGAGATCATCGAAATGGGAACAACCAAGTTCGGCGGCGCTGCAACCACCTGCGTTGCCGTCCAAGACACCGAATCAGAAACAGCAGAACAACACAAAAAACCTACAAAACATGACGAAACAAACCGCCTCCTTGAACGCTCATGGTGGGACAGCGATACCGAGATGCGAAAGAATTTACCCTACATCAGTCGGTCTGGCTTGGAGTATTTTTTAACCAAAAACGGCTTTGCAGAACGCACCGCAAAGAACAAAACCGAATCCTCAAGGCCATCAGGCTTGATACTTCCAATGATCAATGCAGGCTTTTTAGAGGCTCACGAAAACGGCTGGGTCTTCATAAACGAGGCTCAAGTAAGCTCCATGTTGATGCAAAAAAATGCTCAGAATTAGTCCCCCTAATTCCCCTAGCTCCCCCTAGGGGAGTTTAGGGATTGG